CGGACAGTCGCAACGCCGCGCCCGTTTGAAATCATGGCCGTTTGAACGACGCCAATGATCCGGTCAGGGTCATGATTGAAAAGAAGCGGCGCGCCGTCATTGAGGCGATTGAGGTCTGCCGAGCCTTGCTCATGCGAGAGGATTTCAGTCCCGAACCAACGTTCGACGGGCAATTCGCTCGAAAACGAAAGCGCTATTGTTCGCGACGCCTCGTCAATTGCAGCGCGGTCAAAAGAAAAGGCCCGCCGAAGCGAGCCTATTTTCATTTCAGGGATCGAGACAAGCGTCTCCGACCCGGGGCCAGACGGCTCCAGATTTTCCATTTTCATAACCTTTTCAGTAAGTTACCGGCGTCTTATGCGGGAAGTTGCGCCGTTGCTTGCGGGGCGACGTATTGAGCCGCACCCGAGCCGTTGACCTTTGCGGGGTCACCGTCAAAAACCAACCCTTCGGAATCCGCAAATTCCTTTTCAAGAATGAGTTGGTTATTGATGTCGTTGATATCGCTGCCTTGCTCCGCAATAATGTCTGCCCGTGTTGTCAGGCCAAGCCGCAAGCCGGTGCGAGCGGCGTTCAATTCCTTTTCGGGGTCAACCCATGACCAGCCGCGCGGTTTGAAGCGAACCATCTGATATTGATCTTTCATCGCCCGGTAGCTTGACTCAGGAACATTGACCGCGCCCATCGCAACCGCCATGTCGAGCCATTCCTCGTAGATGCGGTAATGAAGCGTCTCGATCAGCCAATTTTGCAGGACGCGCCATTGATCGCGATCATCAAGAAGGGCAAGGCGGGATGATGAATAGTTGCTTTGGCTGTAGTCCTTTGAAAGTGCCTCGTAGGATACGCCAACTCCCGCTGCTATGCCGCGTAGCATCGCCCGAACGAACGGGTCGAACGAGCCCCCGGCACGGTTTGGCACATGGCTTGTGAACTTGTCACCCGGCAAAAGGCGTTTGATGATGCCCGGCTCCACGTCTGACACGTCTTGAGAATGCAGGTCATCGTCTGTCAGGGCATCGGCCTCCGGGCTTTCGATAAAGCCCATGATTGCGCTTTCTGCCCTTGCCCGAATGATCTCCGCTTCCTCGTACCCGCCCAACTGAATCATTCGCAGAATTGCCGTGTGGAACCACGGAGCGCCGCGAGTCTGTCCGGGGCGTTCAATCAGGTACAAATGGATGACTTCAGATGCAGGAACTCTTGTGCGCTTCCTGAATGACGACGGGGCAGTTGTATCGCCGGGATGATTGCTCAAGAAATGATAGGCAATAGGCCGCTGCCACTGGTCGCGTTCAATGCCCATCCGGATTGAGTTACCAACGCCGCCGCGCTCGACCGTGTATTCAAGGTCAAGTTGGTCCGCCTCTATTATCTCGAGTGCCATCGGAACTTTTGACCGCCCGAATTTGCCCTTGACCATTCGGATAAAGACCTCACCGCTTTCGACCGTTGACCGGATCGCAAGCCGCTCGATATCGGAAAACGACAATTGACCGCCCGTGTGGCAATTCTCGCGAGCCGTCCATTGGTACCAAGCGTCGCGAATTGACGTGTTGACAGCGTCGTTTAATTTGTTGCCGCGCTGCATCTTGACTTGAGGCTGTACCCCAATGCCAGACCCGACGACGTTGTTCACAATCGAGCGAAGGGCCGATTTCGCATAATCATTATCGCGAACAAGTGCCCGTGAGCTATCGCGAAGCCGGACGATTGATGCTTTGATCTCGGCATCGGCTGATGTGTTTTTCGAAACCCATCCGTTAAGACGATTGTTCCCCGCAGCCTTATAGGTGCGGAACATCGTCTTGACAGGCTGTGGCAGAGCCTTGCCAAAAAAGCGATCCCAGAATGCCATTGATTTTATCCGTTGAATCGCACGTAAAGATTGCGGGGTGAACCGATGCCCTTGGCAATCTTGATCGCCATTTTCTCACGCGCCACATCGGCGCGGAGCTTGTTTCCAAGTGTAATCAGAACCGTGATTGACTCTCTTTTCAGCGACCGATTACCGATAGAGTACTCGAGTGTCGCGCCATTACCGGCCCGTGCACGAATTTCCGCCTGCACCGCCGCAAGATCGATTTCCGCTTGCGACCGCCCGTCGATAGGCGCGATTGCTGTAAAGTCGGCTTCGACAATGATTTCGCCTTGCTCGAGCGTAAACCGCTCGCCAGTCTTTGAGGCCGCGATTGAGTAGTACAGTTTGCCGATAGCGAACCCCGCCGTCTCGGATGGGGTAAGCGAAACTCGCCACCCGCTGCCATTGGCAATACCGGCCTTTGACGTCGTCGTCCCTGTCGCACTCCCACACGAGAAGCTGAGGGTGTGCGTGGCGCTTGTCGCACTTGACGTCGCTGGCACATCAAACGACAGCGTGTCGCCCTGTGTGATAATTTTAGGAGGGATCATGCATAGCTCGTAACAAAATTGGACTTGCGCACGGGGCGCATCATCGACGCGCGGTTAGCAACCTTCGACGGCACGGGGACGGGTTCAATCTTCTTTTCTTCCGGCGAGATTTTCAAACGTTGCTCGAACTGCTCAAAAATCGTCTTCCGATTGTATCGTGTGTAAAGCCATTGTAGCGCGGCATAAGCGTAGACTTCGCAGTCCAGAGCCTCGTTCCTTGCGCCCGGCTTTTTTACCCATTCGCGTATCGGGAAGCCCTTCACGTATCGGGTGATCTGCTTTTCAGACGTGAGTTGATCAAAATAGGCTTGGCTTGCTTCGGCTCCAAAGTGATAGAAGCCGTCGCCTTCCTCAGTGAATTTCAACCGACCGTAGATCGTTGATTTGATAGTGTCGGTCCCGACGGGGTAAACTTCCGCCCCGCCCTTGATGACCTTGCCTCGATAATTCAGGTCAACCGTGGATCCTTTGCCGATGGCCGGCTTATTCTTTACAGACTGCCCTTTGATTGCCAGAACGCCTTGCCGCCGCCGATCCCGGCAGAAAGCGTAGACCTCATGCGTGAAGTGACCGCCGCTATCGACTGCCATCGCTGATATCTTGATCGGCTCGCTTATCCCGTGCCGAACCGGCTTGTTCAGAATGACGTCAAGCTGCTGCCACAATTGCGGTTGAGCCGGATCGCCGTAAATCTCCTCATGGCTGATCAGCCAAGATTCCTCGCCATGCCCCCATGCCCTCAGCACGATTGCAAGCCGGTTGTCTTGAACGTCAACCCCCGCCGTTACAATCAACCCACGGGCAGGAACAACCCCGGGCTCGTAGAATTCCACACGCTTGCGTAAATCCTCCGCACCTAGCTTGTTCGAGTATTCATCCTCCCACGTCTCGCCTAGAACCGTGTTGACGAACGTTTTGAGCAAGGCCGGATCGTTTTTCGCGTCCAAGAATTCACGAACGATATCCGCCCATGACTTCCAGCCGATCGGAGAATAGAACGACGGCAAGTGGAACCCCGCTGTTCGTCCGTCACCTTCCGCTGTTGGTCGCCACTCACCTTCCGCAAGCATCGTCGTCTTGTGCCGTTCCTCAATGAGAACGCCGCAGTCCTCACACGCATACCGGACGGACGCAGGGACGCCCTCATCCCATTTGAATTGCTGCCACCTCAAAAACTGCTTATGTCCGCAGTCAGGGCATGGGACAAAATACCGCCGCTGATCCGAATTCAAAAACTCCCGCTCAATTCGCGACGTGTCTTTCAAGGTCGGTGTCGAGCACATATAAACCTTGCGCCGCGCGAACGTTGTCGTTCGTTTTTCTGCCAGCTGTATCGGGTCGCCTTCGCCGTCCACGTCGGACGGGTAAGCATCAATCTCATCCAGAAACAGATACCGAGCAGGCATAGAGCGAAGCGACACCGCGCTATTCGCGCCCGTGATCACAAGCGTCCCACCTTGGAACTCTTTGACCTGCACCGTGTTCCCGCTATCGCGAGACCGTGATTCCGCAATCCTGTCCCGCAACCGTGGCGTTTCCTCGATCATCGGAGCAAGGCGTTGTTTCGAGAACCGCTTGGCAGTATCGACCGTCGGTTGCACCAACAGCATCGGACCCGGTGCGTGATCGACGACGAACCCTAGCCAGTTATTGCCAGTCTCCGATTTCCCGACCTGCGCACCCGCCATGAAGCAAATTCGCTGTACCGGCGATGAAGGCGACAACGCATCCATAATCTCTTTCAAATATGGCGTTCGATCAGTCCGCCATCTGCCCGGTTCCGCCGATGCTTTCTGGCTTAAATAGCGATGCTCGTCTGCCCAACTCGATACAGTGAAGTCAGGGTCAGGAAGCAGACCCTCATTGAACGCTTTCCGGAAAATCGGATTCATCTGCCACCAAAGCGAGTGCGCTCAACGCCTCGCGAATTTCTTTTGTCAAACGAGCGTGAACCTTGAAAGCATCGGTTTCTGCTGCCAGATCAGCCGCAACGCGATCAGCAATATTCAGCATCCCGTCGCGTGCTTGACGGGCAAGTTTGAAGGCGGACCGCCTTACTTCCTCGGCATTAACCAAAGTGCCGGAACGTTCCGAATGGTCCAACTCAGCAAGAGCCGCCATGTGAAATTCACGCTTGGCACGGCTTTCGTTAAAGTCGGGATAGTC